CTGAGCCATTTACGCAGATGGGTCGGCAGCGCAAGCTTCCAATCCAGCACAAGATTACAATGGATACGTCTGAGCAAGAGCTTAAGACTGGCGGTTCATTCTTCTTGCCTGTGCCATCACTTGATCTGACCACATCGGTAGACATCTCAGATAAAGATCAAGCTACCATCAAAGACCTTCTCGATTGGGTTGAGAACCATAACAAGTATGTCTTTGAGAAATGGGATGAGAACAAAGGTTCTATGTCTACTGCTGAAGAACAAAGTGCTGTCGATGACATTCTAGGTGACAGCGTCTTTATAGATGTTGATGACGAAGATGCAGCTTAATGAACTGAAGATTCACACATGGCTTCAAAACGTAACCCGTGGCGAAGCAACAATGAGTGAGCAAACTATCTCAGGGGTGGTGGCAGATATTGCCACTGCCCTCAAGAAGCAGTTCACGGAGTCTCGTAAGGGCGATAAGTTTCGTTGGCGTATGTCCAACGTTGGAAGGCCTTACTGTCAGCTTTGGTACGCCAAGAACAAGCCAGAGGCGGCGGCTTCATTCAATACTGTATTCTTACTGAATATGATTGTCGGTGACATTGTAGAAGCAGTGTTCAAAGGCGTGATGAAAGAGTCAGGTATTGCTTTTGAAGATGCCAAGGCAGTCAAAGGCACTTTTGCAGACAACGAAATATCTGGAACAAATGACCTTACCATCGATGGCGCTGTATGGGATGTGAAAACAGCCAGCAGTTACAGTTTCCAGAACAAGTTTGAGTCAGCAGAGAAGCTTAAGGCCAGTGACCCTTTTGGTTATGTGGCTCAGTTGTGTGGCTATGCCAAGGCCGATGACGTAGATCCAGGTGGCTGGATTGTTATCAACAAGAACTCAATGGAGTTCAAGTTTGTGCCATACGACATTGATGACAGGGATGAGGTCATCAAGAGCATCGATGAAAAAGTTGTTGAACTAGAAAAGAACGAGTTCCGTAGATGCTTCGAACCTGTTGACGAGTTCTACAGACGCAAGCCTACAGGCAACAAGAAGCTGCCGTTTGAATGTGGCTTCTGCCAGTATCGTCTCGACTGTTGGGAAGGCAAGATTTCAGAAGAGCCATCCCGTTGTAGCACAGCAGTTGAAAAGCCAATGGTCGCTTACTTTAACGGATAAAAATGTACACATCCAAAGCCTACCGTGCTGCAAGAAAGCATGGTTATCGTAGCGGACTTGAGAAAGTTATCTGCGACAAGCTCACCGAAGACAACATCGTATATGCATACGAAGAAACTAAAGTTGAGTGGGAAGACCTAGCTTACCGCACGTACACACCAGACGTAATCCTTTCAAATGGCGTGATTGTAGAAATCAAAGGTTTGTTCACACCTGCTGACAGACGCAAGCATCTCAAGATCAAGAAGCAACACCCTCAATTAGACTTACGTTTCGTCTTTGAAAATAGCAGACGCAAAATTCGTAAAGGCTCAAAGACCAGCTACGCCGATTGGTGCATTCGCTATGGATTCAGATACCACGACAAAGAAATACCAGAGGACTGGATCAAAGAAAAAGGCAAGACAATCAAAACTAAATTTATCGCTTACTGCGGAAAGAAAAAAACATGAGTGACTCAGAAACCTATACCCAAAGTTTTGGCATCGTTTTACACCCAACTACTACAGATGATGGTGAGTGGACAGGTGATGTTGAAGTCAACATAGCATTCACGGATAACGTTCTAAAATCTGAAGAAGATGAACTTATCATGATGAATGTTTTACAGATGATGGCTTCATCACTGGAGTTGATGGAATCTGATGAGCATGTTGCGCAACAGCTTGTGGATATAGTCGAGCGTAGGTTGGCTGAGCAGAATGCAGCACTAGCGCACGGAGACTTTGGAGACAGTGATGACGGTAAAGAAGTCCGCATAGCTAAAGCCTTAGACGGTGATGACAACATCATCCATCTGAGCTTCGTAAAAGCGATAGGTACAGCCTGATGCTTAGACACGAAGAATACATGAAACAAGCTGCTAAGTCGGACATGGTCAATCACCCACCTCATTACAATCAAGGTGCGATTGAGTGCATTGACTACATAAAGCAAGTGCTCGGTCCGAAAGGCTTCGTGGATTACTGCCACGGACAGCTGATCAAGTATCAGCATCGTTACAAGTACAAGGGCAAGGCCGTTGAAGATATGGATAAAGCTGATTGGTACATGCAACGGATGCGTGAAACCTTAATTGAGATTGAGAATGGTTAAAGCTGACGGCTTCGATGCCGCCCTGATAGGCACAGGCCGCAGAGCAGGCAGTGATGACGTACTCGTATATGACTACGAGCAATGTCTAGCTGTCTTAATAATGGATGGTATGTCTGACGAAGAAGCCATTGAGTACATGGAATATAATGTAGTTGGGGCATATGTAGGTGAAGCTACACCTATCTTTGTCCATGTTGGAGAACTACCAGAATGAAGCTGCTGATCACAATACTAGCGATGCTGGATAAAGATTCTTACCCCATACCAGCTGACGAGAATGTGGAAGAAGAAGTTGCAGGAACTATTGAGGATGTCATCTACGACATTGATGGACTGGCTATTAAAAAAATCAAAGTGGAGAAGAAATAATGGATAACCTTTTACCTACAGACTACCAATCATTCATTCACAAAAGCCGTTACGCTAGATGGCTTGACGAAGAAGGTCGTCGAGAGAATTGGGATGAAACAGTAGATCGCTATTTTGACTACATGACTAAGTGGGTAGAAGAGAAGCATAATTTAGCAATCACAAAGCCTGAGCTTGATGAACTACGTGAGGCTGTTCTTAACCTTGAAGTCATGCCGTCTATGCGCGCGTTGATGACAGCAGGAGCAGCCCTGGAACGCAATCATATTGCTGCATTCAATTGTACCTACGTACCATTAGATCACACTCGTGCCTTTGATGAGCTGTTGTATATTCTAATGTGTGGAACTGGTGTTGGCTTTAGTGTTGAACGTAACAACATAGACAAGCTTCCAATCATCTCTGATACGATGGAAGAAACGAACACTACAATAGTTGTTGAGGATAGCAAAGAAGGCTGGCAGAAAGCTTTCCGTGAACTCATAGCGTTGTTGTATGGTGGCAATATCCCTTCATGGGATTTATCTAAGCTTCGTCAAGCAGGTGAGCGTCTCAAGACATTTGGTGGCCGCTCAAGTGGGCCAGCTCCATTAGATGAGCTGTTCCGTTTCACTGTAGACAAGTTCAAGAAAGCCGCAGGACGCCGTCTATACCCCATAGAAGCGCACGACATCGCCTGTAAGACAGGTGAGGTGGTTGTGGTAGGCGGTGTACGCCGTTCTGCCCTCATCAGCCTCTCAAACCTCAATGACGATCAGATGCGTCACGCTAAATCAGGACAATGGTGGGAGAGCGAAGGCCAACGTGGTCTGGCTAATAACTCAGCAACCTACAAGCACAAGCCTGATATGGAGACATTCATGCGTGAATGGCTGGCTCTAGTAGAAAGTAAGTCAGGTGAGCGTGGTATTTTCAACCGTGAGGCTGCTAAGAAGAAAGCCGCAGAGAATGGACGCCGTGATATTAATCATGAGTTCGGTACGAATCCATGTTCTGAGATAGTGCTTCGCCCTAACGAGGCGTGTAATCTTACAGAGGTAGTGGTTCGTGAATCTGATGATGAGAACTCGCTAGCACGTAAGGTTCGTCTTGCAACCATACTGGGTACATGGCAATCCACGCTTACCAACTTTAAGAATGTTCGTAAGATATGGATAAACAATACAGAAGAAGAGCGTCTCTTGGGTGTCAGCCTTACAGGCATCATGGATAATGAGCTGCTGTCTGGACGAAGCGCACGCTATGGACAAAACATCAGTCATGTACTGGAAGACCTGAAAGCAGTAGCAGTTCATACTAATAAAGAACTGGCTGAGAAGCTTGGTATACCACAGTCAACAGCTATTACATGTATCAAGCCATCTGGCACAGTGTCTCAGCTTGTTGATAGTGCTTCTGGTATTCATGCTCGTCATAGCCGTCACTACATACGTACGGTTCGTGGTGATAACAAAGATCCGATCACACAGTTTATGATTGATCAGGGCATTCCACACGAGCGTGATGTGACTAAGCCTGATCAAACTACAGTGTTTAACTTCCCAGTTGAAGCACCAAAGAACTGCATTGATCGTAACGCTATGTCGGCTATTGAACAGCTTAATATGTGGCTACTGTATGCCCGACATTTCTGTGAGCATAAGCCAAGCGTGACAATCTCTGTACGTGAGACTGAGTGGATGGAAGTAGGGGCGTGGGTATGGGATCATTTTGATGACTGCTCTGGCATCAGCTTCTTGCCACACTCTGATCACACGTATCAGCAAGCACCATATCAAGACATCGAACCTGATGAATACTTAGAACTCAAAGCCATCATGCCAAAGAGAATTGATTGGACAAAGTTGGCTGAGTACGAAGCAGAAGATAATACCACAGGTACTCAGGAATTGTCCTGTACCGCTGGTATGTGTGAAATAGTGGATATTGCTAGTTGACAAAAGTCTTTTTAGACGAACCTGAGAAAAGAATTGCTATGCTACTGGCTAAGGCTAGGTATAGAAATTCTCGTAAGAACAAACTCAAGAAAACAGATTTGCCCAGCATGTCTGTACTTGACCCTGACATAGAAGGGGTCATGTCTGAGCTTGCTCTTTGCAAGTTACTGGGTGTTTACCCAGATCTTGTGTTTGAGATTGGCATACGTTCCGTAACAAACGGCACTGATAAAGGCGACGTTTTCTATGGTGGCTTGGCTATTGATGCCAAGTCTACCAAGCATGAGAACGGTCGCCTTTTTTCTATGAAGAAACACCCTTCAATAGACCTGTATGTACTGCTCATAGGCAGGCGAGGCGAGTACAAAATAGCTGGGTGTCTACCTGCCGATGACCTTTACAAAGATAAGAACTGGGGCTTTCATGGTGTGTTTAAGAAACCGTGCTATGCCGTTGAACAAAGTGAATTAATTAGCTTTGAAAGTATCTTCAATAGCTTGACCAGGGCTGCTGGTTAAATTAAACTGTTGACTAATAGGTTAGCGTAATGAGCCAAGGCAATATAGATAACGAATGGTCTGTGTATCTCGTGCGAGAAGTGCAGAACTTTTATCTAAGAAAAGACAGGAAAAAAACAAAAATGGATTTGAATACCTATCAAGAAAAAGCAATCGAAACTGCCATCTATCCTAAGAAGATGGCTGTCATCTACCCAGCACTAGGCCTAGCAGGTGAGGCAGGTGAGGTTGCAGATAAGGTAAAAAAAATCATCCGCGATGGTAATACCACGGATGAGTTCAAATTGAATATCGCTGCTGAGATTGGAGACGTGCTTTGGTATTGTGCAGTCCTAGCAAACGATCTGGGTTTTGACCTCACCCAGATTGCAGAATCCAATCTTAATAAATTATCAGATCGCCAGCAGCGTGGTGTTCTGAAAGGTAGTGGTGACAAAAGATAGGGTTTCTCCCTTTGCCTATCTAAACACCCCTAAGCCCCTCGACAGGTTTTTTCTCGTTTTCCCTGTCGGGGGGTTTTTCTATGCGCGCTTGCCTACAAGACCACCCTTGCGCAAACGAGGCAATCCCTTTGCCATTATCTGTTCTCTCATCTCAGGTGTAAAGATTACTGTGTTGTTGTTAGGCACATTAATTGGATTTTTACCAACACTCTCAGCCATAAATTCTAGTGTAACATTTAGGTTTTTATTTGCATTACTCAGCCATGCCATAGTAGCATCTTCCACATCAGCACTGTCCATAAAACCTGTATTTATGGCAAGGTCATAGACAGCCGCTTCTACCTTACCACCCTTTTTTGAACGAAGATCTCGTGCTGTTATATCTATGAGGTCATCTAAATCTAAATCGGCCAGTTCATCCGTTGATTGTATTCCAGAGCTTGGAAATTGATCATTAATTTCTTCTAACAACTCAGCTTCTATAAAACGTCCACCTATCATATCGTTTACTATTTCATCAAAAAACCTGGCAGTTTCAACTACCCGTTCATAAAACGCACTACCTGCCGTTACATCAAACTGTTTGATATCGTCTCCATCCAAATCAGATTCAAATCGCTTCAGTTGATTGAATGTTTTCATTAAAGGGCTATAAGGATCGTATACGCCAAAATCCATGATATCAGAATTATTGATTGCATCGTTAACCTCTGAGACGCTACCCATTGGTTTTTCTGCTTTAACACTAATATCGCTTTTAGTTACATTAGGACTGTCTTTAAGATCCATAGTTTTTATAATTGTGTTTAGGCGCTTGGGTATGCGCTTGTCGTACACAGCCTTATATCCGCTATCGTTTACAATCCGTTCAGAAAATTTCAAATAAACAGGTTCTGAACCTGCCGCCAACAGTTGATTAGCCATATCTTTACTGCCAAGAACATCTGACAGTTTCTTTCCAGTTAGTTCTCTGGCCTCTGAATAAAATATTGTACCAGTTTCACTGTCTACACTTACGTCAAACCCACCTTCATAGGTTTCTAGTGTCACTATGTGATAAGACGGATCAGGAAGAGCTGGGCTTATCTCATCGCCGTATCCAGCCTGCTCTGCTAGGTAGTCAAAATACTCGATTTCCGGGTCGTTATAGCTACCAAAGTCATCATCTTCAGGATCTACTATTCTTCTGCTAGTAGCTGAATCGACTACAGAATCTCCTGCCGCCTTGTTTCTTTTAGCCTGAAACACACCGTCTGTTACTGCTATACCATCTAAGCCGTCATCTACTGCTATTCGCATAGCTCTGGCTAAAGCTAGATTTGTATAGCCACTATCCTTCTTAAATGGAACGCTTACGTCTTCTGCGCCACCATCTGGCTTAAACGCATCAGACTGAATTTCTTCTATCAAAAGAACACGCTTGGCA